AAGCCCTGATCATAGGAAGTTTGGATTAAGCCCTATTCCAGATAAAGTCTATAATATACACTTCTATGCTTATGCAATTCCTACAGCCTTATCTGCACATGGAGATGTTATAGTTCTACCTGATCAATACGCTCCAATTATCACAGCTAGAACCAGATATTATGTGCATCAATTTAAAGAAAATCTCCAACAGGCATCTTTTGCGTTAGACGATTATAAAAAAGGGATGAGGCATATGAAATCTAACTTAATTAATCCTCAACCTAAAACTATGACAGATGATCGGATCTACTTCTAATGGCAGCATCTCAGCCCTTTTCAGTTGCGCTACAAGGTGGTTTAAATAAATCTGGTAACTCTTTAGAGCTTTTACAAACGCCTGGAATTGCAACTAAGTTAAAAAACTTTGAAGTCTCTACAAGAGGTGGTTATAGACGTATTAACGGATATACTCAACTAGGAGACGGAACAAGACCTAATGGGTCTAATGATATAGAAGGGCTACATATTTATGCAGATGGTGTCATAGCTGCTTCAGGAACTAATATATACTTTAGTCAAAATGGTAATAGTTGGGTACAGATTAACAAAGACAGTGTTGCTGCTGGTGGTGATAACTACAGTACCTTTACAGGTCGTAGTACTTTAGTTAGAACTTCACAAACCAAAGCTTCTTTTGCTACCTTTGAAGGCGATACCATATATGGTGAAGTTGTTGTTACTGATGAAGGCTCTGGTGTTAAACCTTTCTACTTTAAAATGACAGGTACAGATGCTGTAATAAGTAACCGAACTTTTTTTGCAAAAGAAATAACGGTAAGCGGTACACATTACCCTAAGTATTGTGTAATACATGACAGACATCTAGTAGTTGCAGGCGCAGCTACAGCTTTAAATACTATATTCTATAGTGGCACAAGTGATATAGATGATTTTACAAGTTCTGGAGCAGGTAGTATTCTACTAGACGATCAAGTAGTAGGACTTAAATCTTTCCGTAATGAACTTTTTATATTCTGTAAAAACTCTATATATAAATTACAAAATATAAATAATTCGAGTACGATAGCTATTGTACCAGTTACTAAAAACGTAGGTTGTGTAGATGGTAAGACTATACAGGAATTTGCAGGCGACTTGATCTTTTTAGCTCCTGATGGTTTTAGAACTATTGCAGGTACATCCAGAATTGGCGATGTTGAGTTAGGAACTATTAGTAAAACAATACAACCTATTATAAATAATATAGTAGGTTCAAATTCTATATATGAATATAGCAGTGTAGTCCTTAGAGATAAGTCTCAATACAGAATGTTTTATAGTATAAATACAGCTTCTACAACTAACTCTAAAGGTATTATAGGTACACTAACAGCTAGGGGTTTTGAGTGGTCTGAACTAGAAGGAATACAAGCGGCTGCTGTTACTTCTGGTTTTAACTACGCAGGTAAAGAAAAGACATATCATGGAGACAGAGATGGCTATGTTTATAACCACGACACAGGAAATACTTTTAATCCCGCAGGAACATCCGTAAACATTGCTGCGGAGTATCAATCTCCTGATTTGGATTATGGAGACTTTGGAACTTTAAAAACTTTAGATCATGTTAAAGTATCTTTGTTTCCTGAAGGAAATGTGTCTCCCACACTAAGAGTTCGTTTTGATTTTGATAGTATAGATAGGCTCCAGCCGGGTGACGCTAATATTATTTCAGCAACACCTTCTATTTTCGCAGACTCTGTAGCTATTTTTGGTACGAGTAAGTTTGGATCACCTGAACAACCTTTAGTTAGAACAGCAGTAGTAGGAAGTGGACACAGTAACTTTTTTAAAATTTTTAGTAACGATGATAATGCTCCTTATACAATAAATGGATTATACATAAATTATAGACCAGCAGGTAGACAATAATCTAAAAAGAGAACTTAATTATGGCTCAAGCATACACACGACAAAGTACGATATCTGATGGCGATACCATCACTGCTGCACTTTTTAATGACGAATATAACCAACTTTTAAACGCTTTTGCTTATCACGCAAGTAGCACTTCATCTACTGGTCACAGACATGATGGTACTGCGGGTCAAGGCGGAAGCATTTATAAAATAGGAGATTTAAATTTCCTTAATAAGTTAGAAGCAGACAGCACTAACAATCGTTGGGGTGTCTTTGTCGAAGTCTCCAGTGCTGCTGTAGAGCAAATTAGAATAGCTGATGGAGTCTTTTCTCCTGTCACAGATAGCGATGTAGACATAGGCACAAGCTCTCTATACTTTAAAGATGCTTATATTGATAGTATCACAACCACAGGTAACATAACTGTTGGAGGAAACTTAGCAGTCACAGGGACAACAACCTTTAATGGTGGAACCCTAACTCTAGGAGATTCTGCCAGCGACAATGTAGTCTTTGGAGCCGATGTAAACAGTAATATTATTCCTAATACAGATAGTGCTTATGATCTAGGTAGTGCTTCACAGGAATGGCGTGACCTATACTTAGATGGTACAGCCCATATAGATACTTTAGATGTAGATATTAATGCTACTGTTGCAGGTACGTTAGGTGTTACAGGTGTATTAACAGGTACAAGTCTTGATATCTCTGGAGACATTGATATTGACGGCACTAGCAATCTAGACATAGTTGATATAGATGGTGCAGTAGACATGGCTACAACACTTGCTGTTGCAGGTAATGTAGACTTTAATGGCGATTTAGATGTAGACGGAACTACAAACTTAGACGTTGTTGATATAGACGGTGCAGTAGATATGGCATCCACGCTTGCCGTTGCGGGAGTCCTAACTGGAGCCTCGCTAGATATTTCAGGCGACATTGATATTGATGGCACTAGCAACCTAGACATAGTAGACATTGATGGCGCTGTGGATATGGCTAGTACTTTAGGCGTAACGGGGGTAGCTACACTTGCATCCTTAGTAGCCACTACAGCAGACATCAATGCAGGTACAATAGACGGAGTAACGCTAGGAACAAACAGTGCAATAACTCAAGCTGTTATTGATGATATCGACCTAAATGGCAAAGTCATTACAATGACAGGATCAGCTAGTGATACAGCAGTATTGACAGCAGGAACTAACGGAACACTAAGCATTGTTACTACTGATGCAGCCGCAGCAGCAGCTAATATTCAAATCACAGCAGATGGTACAGTAGATATTGATTCAGCAGGAGTATTAACTCTAGACTCTGGAGCAGCTATTAATATAGAACCTGCGGCGGGATCAGCAATTTTACTAGATGGCACGATCAGCGTAGACGCAGGAGTAGTCACAGGTGCAACAAGCATCACTTCAACAGCTTTTGTAGGAGATGTCACAGGTACATCATCCAAAGCTACAGTCACAGATAGCACAGCAAATACAAACTTCCCTGTAGTCTTTCACAACGAGTCTGACGGACTCTTAGACGACACAGGAGCTTTACGATACAACCCAAGCACAGGAGAATTGCTAGTACCTAAACTGACTGTAGCAGGAACAACTACTACAGCAGACACAGTAACTATGCAAGCAGCCAATGCTGTAATCTTTGAAGGCGCTACAGCAGACGCACACGAAACTACACTTAGTATTGTAGATCCTACAGCAGACCACACACAATATTTAATCAATCAAGGAGGATACATTCCTCTTTTAGCAGCATCAACTACGACTGCAATTACTTCAACACCTGCTGAGTTAAACATCTTAGATGGTGCTACAGTTGTAGTAGGAGAGGTAAACGCTTTAGACTTAGGTTCAACGGCTGTAGGTACAGCAATAGCTTCTAAAGCAGTTATCTTAGATTCTAATAAAGATTATACAGGCGTAAGAAACTTAACAATCTCTGGTGAGCTAGACGCAGCTACTTTAGATATTAGTGGTGCGATAGATGTTGCAGGAACAGCCAACCTAGATGTAGTAGACATTGATGGTGCTGTAAACTTTGCAGCCGACGTAACCTTTGCAGACGGTGCAGACATCATCACCGCTTCAGCAGGAACCTCAAACTTCAGAGCAGGTGTCAACGCTGGTAACTCCATAGCCTCTGGTGGTAACTACAACGTGGTTGTCGGTGATGAAGCAGGTACGGCGATTACTACGGGCGATTATAATACATTTATGGGCTATCAAGCAGGTGATGCCACTACTGAAGCTCTTTACAACGTAGCAATTGGAGGTGCTTCTTTAAGTGCTAATGTACTAGGAAGTAAGTCAGTCGCAGTTGGAACAAGTGCTTTATTTGTACAGAACCCTGCTTCTGCTGTTGATATGTTTAACACAGCCGTAGGTTTTGAAGCAGGAACAGCAGTAACCACAGGCATTAAAAACACTCTTATCGGTGGCTTGGCAGGGGATACGATTACCACAGGTGTTAATAACACAGCATTAGGCTATAACACATTACAAGCCACCACAACAGCTAGTGAAAACGTAGCCCTTGGTTCACATGCTATGTACACCAATACTACAGGGGCTAGTAATACTGCGGTAGGGTACTGGTCTTTATTTGCAAACACCACAGGGGCTAATAACGTAGCAGTTGGTTACAACGCTTTAGACGCTAACACAACAGCAGCAAGCAACACCGCAGTTGGATATGCTTCTTTAGGAGCAAACACAACTGGCGCCAATAACACCTCACTGGGTTTTGAATCTTTATATGCAAACACTACAGCGGCTAATAACACCGCAGTGGGTTATGCGGCTTTAACGGCAAACACCACGGGTACACAGAACGTATCATTGGGAGCTTATGCACTTGACGCAAACACCACGGCAAATAACAACACAGCGGTTGGTTATGCTTCTTTAGGAGCAAACACCACAGGAACAGAAAACGTAGCAGTTGGTAAAAGTGCAGGGGCGGCAATAACTACAGGAAGAGAAGATACAATCATTGGTAGTCTAGCAGGTGATGCTCTTACTGACGCTGATTATAATACTGCGGTAGGTTATTCGGCGTTGAGTACTGATACTTTAGGAAGCAAAAGTACAGCCGTTGGTCGCGGCGCTTTAATGACTCAGAACTTTACGTCCGCTACAGACGCGCTTAATACTGCGGTTGGTTTTAACGCAGGAGTCTTAATAACCACAGGCGTTCAAAACACTCTTATCGGTGGTCTTGCAGGTGATTCTCTTACAACAAGTTCGGGTAACGTGGCAATAGGTTATGAAGCCTTATCTACAGAAACTGCTTATTCTGAAAATACCGCAATAGGGTATCAAGCATTAAAAACTAATAGTGGTGGTTATTACAATGTAGCAGTTGGACACGAAGCCTTGCTATCTAATACCACGGCTCAAAGTAACACAGGAATTGGTAATGATGCTTTACGAGCAAACACCACAGGTGCGGGTGGAACGGCTGTTGGTAGAAACTCTTTATTGGCTAATACCACTGGAGCAGCTAATACAGGATTAGGTCACGCGGCTTTAGCCGCAAACACCACAGGTGCAGGTAACGTAGCTATTGGTAATTCTTTATCAGCGAACACAACAGGTTCTTATAATGTTTCCGTTGGTCATGTAGCTTTAAACGCAAATACCACAGCAGATAACAACACCGCAGTTGGCTATAACTCAGGTACCACAATAACCACAGGCACAGCTAACACTTTTATTGGTGCTCTAGCAGGGGATGCTACTGATGATGGTTCATATAATGCAGCTGTAGGATATGGCGCTTTAAGTGCTAATTGTGGTAACGATAATACGGCTATGGGTGTTAGTGCTTTAGCAGTTAATACTGCGGGATCTAATACAGCGTTTGGAAGGGCTGCTTTAGCCGCAAACACCACAGGCCAATATAACGTAGCTGTTGGACATTTAACCCTAGACGCTAACACTACAGCAGACAGTAACACGGCTGTGGGGTATGCAGCTTTAACTTCCAACACCACAGGAGCCAGTAACACGGCTTGCGGCAGAGATGCTTTAGCAGTAACCACCACAGGAGCCAGTAACACAGCAGTTGGGCATGATTGTTTAGACAACAACACGACAGGCGCTACAAATACAGCTGTAGGTGATTCAGCTTTAGGCGCAAACACCACAGCCTCTAACAACACAGCAGTGGGATATGCAGCTTTATTAGACAACACCACAGGCACATTAAATACAGGGTTAGGTGTACAGGCACTTGCAAACAACACTACAGGG